GTTAGTTTCCTCTTGTCTAATCCTAGCAACAACCGAATCAGCGTAGTCCTTAGTTCTTTGTGCTGCTCTCTTGCTCGGTCCAGAACCCCAGAGTAGGTGAGCAACAACACCAGCGGAAGGATAGTTGTCAGATTCAGGGTTTGCGTCTGGTGAGTCAAGGTCAACTAGGTGACGAGCAATCCAAGCAGCTATTCTTATCCACTTGTCATCGCTTACGCGACCTTCAGCCATTTCCCTAGCTTCTCTGATTGTCTTAGGGGTAACGCCGTCACCAGCTAGACCTTCTTCGTAGTATTCAAGTCCACGCCGAGCTGCTGCTCTCATGTAAGCAGGGGCTTCTTGGTTTATAGCTCGTTCTTCATCGGCTGATTCCCAAGCGTTGCAGTAGTAGCCACCATCCACAAAGTCATCCCAACGCTCACACCAGGCTTTGTCGCCTTCTGCGTTTACGCGAGACTCGTCAAAGAAGAAACAGTTGCCACAAGCCCTGCCTTCTGGAACATCCTCTGCTAGAGCAGGTCTGTAATTGTCAGGTAGGTTGTTTTCTTCTTCAGGCTCGTCAATTTCTTCGACTTCTTCTACTTCAAAGGCAATCATCTTTGGAGTAGGTATCTTTTCCAACTGAAAAACATTTATGACCATCATCTTGTCGGTAGGTGTAAAGATGCCGTCTTCGTAATCAAACAACCGAACCACAGCGAACTGACCTTCGACCATAACAATCTGTGCAGCTACTTTAGGGTCAAGTGGCGACCAAGAAACATAGTCGTCAATAGCTAGCGAACCGATTGCTGCTCTTTCGCCAACAAACTCAGTGTCTTCGGCAATGCTGATAGCAACAGCCTGGTCAATAGCTGAATCTTTTGTGTCGTGACAAGCAACTAGCTCGCCATCTTCTTTTTCGACAGCCCAGTTAGAACACTTAGGGTTTTTATCTGTGATGTAGTACGGCATTAGGCTAACCTCGCATTTACTGTGATTGTTCCACCAAGAGCGACTGCTGTGCCGTTTACTGTGATGGTTGTTGCTGATAAAGAAACTGTTTGTGTTTCTGCGTTGTAAGCAACTGGTGAGGTAGCAGCGATTACGCCTGTTGGTCCTGTTGGCCCAGTTGCACCTGTTGGTCCCTGTGGTCCTGTTGCACCCTGCGGACCAGTTTCACCCTGTGGGCCAGTAGCGCCAGTTGAACCAGTATCGCCCTGCGGACCCTGTGGTCCTGTCGGTCCAGTCGGGCCAGTGGCTCCAGTATTACCCGTATCACCTTTAGGCCCAGTTGCTCCTGTCGGGCCAGCGTCACCCTGTGGACCCGTTGGTCCTGTAAGTCCTGTGTCACCCTTGATGCCCTGAATACCTTGGCTTCCTGTCGCACCTGTTGCTCCTGTTGCTCCAGTAGGACCTGTATCGCCTTTGTCACCTTTGTCGCCTTGTGGTCCAGTCTGTCCTTGAATACCTTGAACACCCTGAGAACCTTGTGCGCCTGTCGCGCCAGTCGCTCCCTGAATTGCTAATGGAAACCAGTTAGTCGCATCTAGCGCAGGCGCTTCACCTTGTGTTGGGTTGCCTGATGCAAACCAAGATGAATTGTTGTAGTAAACAGCGTCATTGTCAACATAGTCAATGTCACCAGTCCAAGTGCCACGCCAGTTGATTCCAGTAGCACCAGTTGCACCGACAGCACCAGTAGAACCTGTTTCTCCCTGAATACCTTGTGGTCCTTGGCTTCCAGTGTCGCCCTTATCCCCCTTGTCGCCCTTAGCGCCTTGCGGACCAGTAGCACCAGTAGCTCCAGTCGAACCAGTATCTCCCTTGACACCTTGGATACCCTGTAAACCTCTTGGCAAAGTAAAGTTGACTGTTTGCGATGGAGAAGTGCCAGTAATTGTTACGACAGCGGTGTCATCGCTTGACTTGGTTACAGTTCCGACAGTTAGAGTGTTTGATGGACCAGCCACACCCTGAATACCCTGTGGGCCTGCATTACCAAGGCTCAGGGTAGTAAAAGTTTCGATTACATTGACATCAGTGTTCGTTGCTGTGACAGCAAGCGTTGTTGATGACTCAAGTATCTCCAGGGTGACTTGGGACATTACTTAGTGACCTCAGCTTGGATAGCAAAAGAGCCTTGTAGTAACCGAGTAACCTCGCTACCTGAATTTAGCTCTAAATCGTAAATGTAGTTGCCTGGTGTTGCAGAACCCATAGTCGAAGCAGATACACCGATTGCGATTGTGCCAGCAGTTCCACCGAGTGTTATTCCTGAGCCGTTAGTAAGGCTTAGCACTGCTGTCGAGTTAGGGTTTTCTTTTACCTGCATTGCAGCGGTGTAACCAGTAAGGTTGACGGCTGTGCCACCGATTGCCCAAGTCATGTTCAAGGAGTAGGTTGCACCTTGGTAAGCCTTGATGTTGTAAGTTGCTGGATTTATCATTTCTATACCTGTTTCAAGAATCCGAGTTTAAGGTTCAATTTATCTGCTACTGCGTAAAGCTCTGAAGATGGTGACATGTCAAGCTGTAAGGTTTGTAGCTTTAGCAACTGCATACCATTGGCGATAGTGACACCAGGGCCACCGATAAAGATGCCGTCATCATTGTTCATGTTGTGAATAGTCAACCGAAAGTCTGATGTGCTTGTGCCATCAACAAGTGTTGCGACTGTACCAACAGTTAATTGACCTGAGCTAATAACAGCCATTGCTAAGCCTCGTAAACGGCTTCTGGGTCCTCTGGGTTTACCTGAGCAACACCTTGCAACTGAACCGAAGGCAAGCCTGTGTGAGCAATCTCTGGAAGACCAAGAGCGGCAAGTGCTTCGCTTGGTGAGAATCCAGACTGCACAAGCTGAGTCAGCATGTACATCTTCTTTTCGTCAGTGATTACCTGAGTGTCAGCCAAAGCAATGTTAGCTAGCGGCACTCTGTACTGGTCGCCGTTGTCAACAGGTGGCAAGTCTTCTAGTCTTCTTACATCGTTGGTCGAGTAGAAGCCAGCCTGAGTACCAACCGAGTATGACCGAATCCTAGCTTCTAGGTCTGCGCGTAGTAAGTCGTTGAAATTGAACTTGATAAAAGCATCGCCTGGCAGTAAGCGAGAAAAAGCTGCCTCTACTTTTTCAGCCATTGGCCTTAGTGTCATAGAAATAAACTGCAAGTTGTTCTGTTCCACCGAAGCGTAGCTAGCAGTGCCAGGAACGCCTAGAAGGTGTAGTGGCACATTGAAAGCTCTTGCGATTTCTTCCACTGCAAACTTGCGTGACTCTAGTGCTTGTGAAGATTCTGGGTCAGTCTGAGTAGAAACAAACTTGGCCCCGCCAGATAGAACACCAGTCTTGTGTGCGCGTCTTGTTCCGTTGCGATGACGAGCATCAAAGCCGTCAGCGAGTTGTTTTGCTTGTTCTGAAGTCAGGTTGCCAGGAAACTCGATAACGCCAGCGGCAGAAGCTCCAGTACCGAAGAATCTTGATGCGTAGTCGCTGAGTGCGATGTTTAGACCGAGTGATTGCTTTAGTGTTTCTACTCTGCTTAGGCCCTTTAGGTCTCCAGGAAGAATCAAGTCAACAATGTGAATAATCTCGTCACTTGTAAGTGGCTTGCTCTCGCCTTGGTAGATGTAAACCTTGCGACCAACCTTAGAACGCTCTACCTCGACCTTTTCTGGGTTTAGGTTTACTAGGTTTACTACTTGACCCTGTGCATCTCTAAATACGCGAGTGTAAGAATTGCCATGAACCAACAAGCTTGAGAAGACCTGCTGAAAGAACGCTGCTCTCGTGCTTAGGTCAACATCTGGCTGGTCTAACCACATTGGTCTAGGGTTTAGAGGTCGGCGAATTGGACCGACTCTTAAATAAGCCCCACATGGCAAAGTTGAGATGGTGTCAGAGATAAGACTGACTGCTGAGAAGAACGCAACAATCTCAAAAGACTTTTTAGTAGTTACATTTACGCCAGACTCGCTTTGCAAGCCCCAAGGCTCACCTGCACCCCAAACAGTCTGAAAACTGACTGCGCGCTGTTCGAAAAGATTACCGAGCATTACTTACTTCTTTCAATAGCGATACCGAATACCAACATGCCGATACCGAGTAGAACTAAACCTAATGGTGGGTAAATAAAGGCTGCACCAACCGAAACTGTCAAGATGCCTGTCGCCTGAAGTATTGTCGCTATCATTACCAGCCTAATTGAAAAATTGCGGGGTTAGTTCGTCTTCTAGTTTACTGCTATTTATACACCTGTCTAAAGCAATTACGGCAGCAATCGCCGCGTCAATCTTTCTTGGGCTAGAAGCAGACTCTTTTGTAATTCTTCTTCCCTGTCTGTCAGATTTGACCACAGTGTTGTCTAAATGCCTTGTAAGCACAGGATTGCCGTCATGTGTGATGGTTTGCTCGGTTACAGCGTCATAAAAGATTTGACAAGCAGGAACAATACGAGCTGCGGAGTAAGTCGGAAAAGCAACTACTGGAAAACCCATGTCTTCGAGCATTACCATCGTTTTTTGCCAGCGTGGTGGGTCAAAGACGAGTTCTCGGACATTTCTGTACTTAGTGCAGAACTGAATAATGACATCTTCGACTTCTAGGGTAGGAACACGCCAGCTAGCGTCATCTTCTGAAGTTTTCTCCCAAACAGCGACTGTAAAAATGTGTGGCTTGTCTTTTTCGTCTCTTGGCAACCGAACACCGACCACAGCAGTCGAGTCATTGCTCCAGGAGCCGTCAAAACCGAGAATAAACTCGTCTTCCTCGTTGTAATCGCTTTCTGTCTCTAGTTTTTCCCATGCACCAGTCGGCAACCAGCTATCTTTCGATGAAACCCACTGATTTACCCTTTTACGCCTAAATTCTGACTCTGGAGTCCTCAAAACGGCAGATTCGAAGTCTGACCGAGCGCAAATGTCGTCAAAGCCAGGATTTGACAGTTTCCAGGTCTCAGGGTCGTCATAAGGCATCTCTTGAGGTGCTTCCCACCACGCCATGAAGAAAGTGGGGT